CTTATTGCCAGTAAATTAATCATCCCAGCTAAGAGTCGGCGGACACGTTCAATATGTTTTCGCGTCTCTGGTGCGCTATCGTAGTTTTCAGCCATTTTTCACTTCCGTTTCTTCGCCTTTTTCTTTAACGTATTGGCTTTCTTTTTCGTCTTTTGCTTAGGCGCTGGAACTGGTACGCCTTCAAAACACTCAATACATTCATCGGGTGTCGCAAAATCATTAACGTGTTTTACCTTGTGACATTTTACGCATTCCATGGTCGATGGTTCTTCAGTATGTGTTACTTTAGCATCAACCTGATCATTTAACTTTGTTGCTTCCTGAATCTTCTTCTTATCTTCCTTAGCTTCATTATACAGTTCTGTAACTAATTCAGTAACTTCTTCATTGGTTTGCGGCGTTTTGGGAATAACTGTCAATCTTCCTGAAGGCGCAAGTGGGGCGGTACATCCCGGACAGAGCATTTCGGAACAAAGCGTCGTGGATGCGGCCAGTCCCTCAGCATCGAAAGCAGCCCATCCCCAACCCTTCCATGGCTCTAATAAACGAACCATTGCGCCGTTTGGCCGGACATCGGGATCGTACTTTTCTGTGGTTTCGTGAAAAACTTTTTTACAGCCTGGGCATTGAACTTTTAATCCCTTCATTGCTCTTTACCTCCAGTAAATACATCTAAAAACTTTTTGGTTTTTTCTAAAACACTCTTTTCTGCTGCACCTTCGGGAAATTCTTCGTTATCCAGGCCATCAGTGATAGAAAATACCTGCCCTTTAGGTTCTTTGAAAAGTCCTTCTCCGGGCGCCGCTTTGCTTTTGAATACAAGCCAGCCGCCCACTGTAACGCAGATGAGAGCCAAAAAAACACCCGCTGTTATTAAAATTAAGACGTGCCAAATACTCATCATTGCTTGGTTCCTCCCTTATCGCCCAAAATTATCAGATTGCTTTTCTCTGGTGCCGTTGGTCCCTGGGCTGGAGCATCTTCTTTGGGTTTCATATCCGCCGGCTCCCCACAATCTAAACAACGGAACCCAGCCTCGCCAAAAATTACCCCAGCTTTCCCATTCGGGCTTACTATGGCAGACACTTCATACAGGTGAATTGCCGGTACAAAACTTTCGCCTCCGCATTTACATTTTCTTTTATTCAGCGAACTCAACGGTATTTTTAATTGAATCTGTTCCGTTTTCATATTTCCTCTCCTTTTTGCCTCACCCATTATTCATTCTCCCGGGCTCTTCTTGTTTAAATTTTGTCTCCAGTAATGTTTTTGTGCCTTTTATCGCCACTGCCAATTGGCTGATATACCAATAATGACAGGGATTGCTTGTTCGTTTTATTAAATACTTCAATAGGGCAATTGCTATTTTTAAAACTATTTTATCTAATTTCATAACTCACTCAATTCCTTTTGGAGTAAAGTGCGTTCAGCGACATATTCTTTTAAAACTTCGTCATAAATCCGCTCCTTCATTGACTCCGGTACGGTTACGATCTGGCGCGTCCCGGCCTGGGGATATTCAATATATAGGTTCATTTTCGGAAGAGGCCGCTGTTCTGCTTCTATCCGCGAGATTTCTATATTCAATTCCTTAATCTGTTTTTCAATTTTATTTGCTTTTTCTAATGTTTCAGAATTCATTGAACCAATTCCTCCTCAATGTTAAAAGCGTTCTCTCTCGTCTGATCTAACCATTCACAACGCGACAATAACGAATGGATAAGGCCTCCGGCGCCCAATACGGCCGGGTCTTTGTCCCGGAATTCTCGCAATCGATTTTTGAGAATTTCGTTCTTGCCAAAATAAAACCGTGTATTTGTCGGCATGATGCACGACCTCAGACTTCGAACATAATTATCAAATCTTTTTGTGTCGTAAAAATCATCAGGTGGAATAACGAGAACAGCCGTTTTCTCTCCGCCTTCGGCTATCTGTTTTTCATTATACAGTGCCAATGTAGTAACAAATCTTTCCGGATCGCCGAACCACGCCTGCAATAAATTCGGGTGCAGGCCAAACCCGTATTCAACTCTCAATTTAATGCAATTATTTAATAAAGTCGGAACGTCTTTGCTCTCTGTTTCGGTTAATAACTGGAAGAGCGCGTTCTCTGGTCTTTCGGCTTTCTTTGCTTTAACGATTCCCACAACCGCGGCATATCCAGGCATCCCTTCGTCTTTGTCTGAAACTTCTGATGGCCAGGCAAGGCATCCGTAAAGATCATAATAAAGTTGGCCAGTCTCGATATTCTCATAATGAAAAGGCCGTTCAACCATTGGTTTACCGGTGACAATAGACTGATCAAGTCTGGCCTGGTATAGTTCCCATGCAAAAGGATGGGTGATTTTTTTAATTTTCATTTGGGTACGCCTGAAAATTACAATCAGCGAAAAACCCGCCCTGGCCAGCAAACGTCATGGCCAAACAATCCAGGTAATTCGATGAACGTTTTAATATTTCTTTCATGTCTGCTTTCTTCATAACTTCGATTTTCCCGGAATCCGTATCGTAAGTTGGTGTTGATAGTTCTTCAATTAATTCCTCATTCGGTGGCAGCATTGCGCTCGGATCTGTTCTCAGCCATTCCCGGACTGCCCATAATAACTGATCCCTTAAAATACGGAACTCTCCCATTTCTGTTTTCAACGTAGGCCGTTCAGCGACCTTGATCCCGGTGGCAACGCATTTTGATAATTGCATTTGCGGAGCAACGCCAACGCCGACGCCAGTGGCATCAACCATCGCGTGTCCGATCCCAGCGTGTGATTTATACCAATCGACTGCCCTTGACCCTGTTTCAATGGTATCAACTCCTCCCCAGGGTGTGAACTGAGTAAGATAACCTCCATATCTACCGACGGCCACGTTCAAATCATCGCCCATTTCGGCGCAATCAAGCCCCATTATGCCGATAGACCCTTTGGGTGGAACATCGCCATGTTCGAGAACATACATATCGTAACGCGCCCGCGCTCTGGAGATCCATTCGGTTGAAATTAACTGATTTGTACCCTGGGCTGGATACTGCCCCAAAACCATGTAAGAGAAAGCTGGATTGATTATTTTACGTTTTCCCTTGAGTAAAGGATCGTAGGTACCGCCTCCGAGTCTTTGGGCTACGGCACCAACTAAAAACTCCGGAACAACAAAAAGAACTTCTTTTTCTATTTTCTCATCTGGGTTTAATGGTCGAGTCCATTCATTGATTCTGCGGATTGTGGTTTCTCTGGTCACTGCTCCGGGAATAACGTCTTTCCCCGTCATAACATTCGGGTGTCTCAGTGCTGATAAATGAACCACGCTTACGGTATGGTCTCTTTGCATCCGGAAGACTGCGCCGGCAGCTTGCCGCGGGTTCAGCATTATAAGTAGCCGGACAAAACCGCCAGACATACAGGATTCAATGCCTTTGTAAACGTCTTCTGGTATGGCATCGCCTTCATCCAACACAAAAAGTAAATGCCTTTGATGTTTTCCTGAAAATTTTGCTTCCCTCTCTTTTGCGGTACCTGAGTTCGGAATAGATACGCCGGTGAGAAAATCCTTTGGACCGCGCCGGACATCCAGTGTCGTCACCGTATCCTCCAGAAACATTTCCGGCCTTTTGGCAATAATAGATCCTATTTCACCCCAGAGAAGGTTTTTAAGATTTCCGAAAGGAGGAGCCGCTGCGGTAAAAACTTCACAATCCTCAAACGCTTTATAAAACCATACCGCGGCTCTCGCGCTACCATGAGTTTTGCCCGTTGCGTTACTGGAAACTGCCACAGTTACTTGATGGTCTCTTACAGATTCCAACATCTTCACGATGTCGGGCGTCAGAGTTTCCCCTAATTCTTTTTCACAAAAGCCAACTGGATCGTTTGCATATTGCTGATATGCTTGTTTAGAAGTAAGGATCGTAACAGCTTCCGGCTGCAATCGAGAAGTGAATGCCGCGGCAAAATTTTGAAGAGATTTAACCGGTACCTGCGCTGTCTGCATTATTTACCCTTCATCGCCATTAATTTTTCTTTTACCGCTTTCGCGTATTCCGGTGGTAATGCTGCTAAAATTAATTCAGCGGTTTCACTATCAATGCCAAATTTTGTTTCGCTCTTCTCACGCCACTTGTCAGGCATTCTATTTTTCAACCAAAAGATCATCGAAGTAGGATCT